TCGAAAGAACCTTGCAAATCAGCAGATTCGGACTTGAGTATTTTAAATAAATACAAGCCTGGAGACAAAATCGCCCCAGAAGATGTCGAGGCATTTACGAAAGCGGTTGAAGCAGAACAGAGACATATTTGCCCTAGTATAGACCGTTTCCAGAGTATTTCTCAGTTGTGCGATTATGCGATTCGAGACTCAGAAAGGGCAGTAAAACTGTCACTGTTCTGTCTGATAATATCAACGGCTTGCCTAGGCTCAACCATTGCATTGTTTATACTTTTAATGCAATAGCGATAATGCTGACAACCAGTGCGGCAAACGAAACGATGGTTGTTACCCAAAAGCGAAAGAGATCTTCTTTATAGATTTTCATTTCGACTTCGCCTTCTTGGGTGACAATATAACCCCCAAATCCGAGAACATGACATTTATAAATATATCCTTTTTGGATAAGGAAATAATATAAATCGCGATTACGGTCAAAGTCCTTTGCAGTTGTGCCGTTTGAACGGTATATGGATTTTAATTTTTTGTACTGTTTTCTGGTTATCATCGAAAAAACTCCCTCCATTGGGAGTATAGCACATGACGAAGTAAACGCAAGTATTTTTTAGGAGAGGAGGCGGAAGGAACTGTTTATTTCAAGAAAAGAGCTGCAAGAAATGAGAAAAGAAATCGCTGACCTCAAGCAAAAAACTGAGAGTCAGCAAAAAAAGATTCAGCTTTTAAAAGAAGCGATTGTCACGGGAAAGAAAAACGGATATGTTTCATAGGTTTTTTAATATTTTCTTGAATAGGAGGTGAGAAAGTGAATGATGAACGCAATGGAATTTAATAAAGCCGTCAGCAAGCACTGCAAAGATATGTCTGGGGATTGCTGCAAATGCGACTTACGGCTTTATTGTTATCTATCGCCAAGCGAAAGATGTGATGAGTTGATTAGTCTGGTTATTAGTTTTTTGCATAACTGCACGGAAAACCAAATTCCGTATTCCCATCACAGTGCGGCTTCATATCCGTGTATTTGTGATATGGACATGAGCAACGCACTAGGCGCTTCTTGCCATCAACAATCTCATAATCCTCAAAAATAGTTATGTGTTTGTGGATTTTATGGCAATGATAGAGTCTTGATGATAATTCCAATATATAACCTCCTTTCTGCATACTCGGGTATGGCAGTACCCTGTGGCTAAAGAATAGGAGAATATACAGGAAATGTCAATGGGAGTTTGGAGTTCCAGTTGGAGTAAATCGAGGCAAACGCAAGTATTTTTTAGGAGGTAATACAGATAGAAGTAACGGAATTCTTCAAAAGACTTGAAAAGTTTTGTTCAGATAAGCCGGAAAAGATTTCAGATGACATTACAAAATGTCATGTGTGTGCAATAAGGGATTTTTGTTATAGCCCACCAGACCATTTTAGAGAGAATTGTAATCTCAGAGAAGTTATTTGGTTTGTTGAAAACTTATCAGAAAAGAAAGGGAGTGAAAGCATACCTGGACATAATTTCAATCATTTTACAGGAAAGAAAAAGCCGTTTTTAATACAAAAACGGAAGAAAAAGGATAAAAAGAAGCGAGTTCACCAGAACAAATATGGGGAGGTGAAAGGGTGAGCGAACAGCAGTTAAAAGAAATTAAGGTTGTAGTTACATACACCGACGGTTATCAGAGCCGCTTTACAGAGGCTTGTCTCCGCCAGTTGGCCAAGAGAAAGCCCGTACCGCTTCCGGCGGCCGAAGAAACGGCTGAACCGGGCCGGAAATACGCTTAAGGAGGTGAGGGCATGGCAAAAGCAAAGAAGCCGACAGACGAGCAGGCAATGCTGATCGCAAAGGCCGGATTGATGGTCAAGGACTGGCTTGTCCTGTGGGAATCACAAACTATGATGTGTCTGGTGCACCGCACGGATGGCCACATCAGACAAATCGAGATTTAAGGAGGAAATGGAGTATGTATATTGACCCGTTTTGGGCCGGGGTGGCTGCTACGCTCCTGGCAGAGGTGGCAGCAATCACAGCATTAGTTATCATCAAGGTAAAAAAAGAAATCGGAGGTAAAGAGTAATGTGCCAGTTTAAGAGCGGGATTATCTTAAAAAATAAAATCGTTGTCGCTCCAGGAAAGGATGACAGCCATTCAAACCTCCTGGAATCTCTCGGTATCCAGGACGACTACATCGGAGCATCTAAGACGTTTGTACGAGCGGAATTGGTTCCAAAAAATAATGAGTGGTGGATCAGTCCGGAAGAACACCCGGAAAAATGGACGTTTGTGGTTGACCAGGATATTGTGCCAGAATGGTTTTGCAAAGAAGAATCAGAAAAAGAATTCCGGGCGGCTGTTTGTACTTGGTGGAAATCTCATATACTTGTAGACCAGAAATTGGAAAAGCTCGAATCTGGATATTATAGATTGAAACGCTGCGAGGTTAAGAAGCTGCTTAACGATGTAATGGCTGATCTGTATGATTCCGAGGTCGGCGAGATGCGGGGAAGCTCCCAGGTCGGCGTGATGCGGGAAAGCTCCCAGGTCGGCGTGATGTGGGAAAGCTCCCGGGTCGGCGAGATGCGGGAAAGCTCCCAGGTCGGCGTGATGCGGGGAAGCTCCCGGGTCGGCGAGATGCGGGAAAGCTCCCGGGTCGGCGTGATGCGGGGAAGCTCCCAGGTCGGCGTGATGCGGGAAAGCTCCCAGGTCGGCGTGATGCGGGGAAGCTCCCAGGTCAGCGTGATGTGGGAAAGCTCCCAGGTCGGCGTGATGTGGGAAAGCTCCCGGGTCGGCGTGATGCGGGAAAGCTCCCAGGTCGGCGAGATGCGGGAAAGCTCCCGGGTCGGCGTGATGCGGGAAAGCTCCCAGGTCGGCGAGATGCGGGGAAGCTCCCAGGTCGGCGTGATGTGGGAAAGCTCCCGGGTCGGCGTGATGCGGGAAAGCTCCCAGGTCGGCGAGATGTGGGAAAGCTCCCAGGTCGGCGAGATGCGGGGAAGCTCCCAGGTCGGCGTGATGCGGGGAAGCTCCCGGGTCGGCGTGATGCGGAGAAGCTCCCAGGTCGGCGAGATGCGGGAAAGCTCCCAGGTCGGCGTGATGCGGGAAAGCTCCCAGGTCGGCGTGATGCGGGGAAGCTCCCAGGTCGGCGTGATGCGGGGAAGCTCCCAGGTCGGCGTGATGTGGGAAAGCTCCCGGGTCGGCGAGATGCGGGAAAGCTCCACAGCGAAAGACTATAAAAATTATCCTAAAATTAAAATCTGGGTATCCCCAGAAGGAAACTTTGAAATGCTTACATATGTAAATAAAACTGAATAAAAAATCCCCATTGGTACCGGAAATACCAACGGGGAAAGGCACAATAGCTAAGTGAGGTAGCCATTGCAGAAATTATCATACCATAATTTCCTGTGATTGGCAAGAACAAATGTTCGTTAAATGGAGGGAATTATGAATAAAGAAAATAAAGTATCCTGGGACAACTTGGAACAGTTTTTTGCAGTAGAGGTGATTGAGCAGTCCAAAAGAAACGCAAAGAGGTGGTTTGTGGCATGGCTTGTCACTCTGTCGGCGCTGATCGGGACAAACGCAGCATGGATCTATGTGGCGCAGTCTTATGAGTATATATCCCAGGATGGAAGCGGCCAGAACAACATTAACACTGGCACACAGGGAGACATCACACATGGGACAGAGAATGAAAATTAAAAAGAACGGGAAAAGCCGTGGAATCAAAAGGAAGAGGAGGAAGAAGAAAAATGCATGATATCAGTAAGATGCGCCAGGCCCGGAAGAGACAGAAACTTTTCCGGGCGGCAGTAAGGTGGATGACCATAGCGGTGCTGTTTGGCCTGTCCTGGTTTGGCCTGTGCGTCCTTCTGGCACCTTACATGATGCTGAGACTTGCCGTATTCTTTTCCGGCATGATGTTGATTCTGGCCGCGAAATTTTTAGAGGAGGAAGCATGAGCAGAAGAAGAAATGGAACCAACCAGGCAATGATCCAGCTCGGCCTTAATCGGTATAAGCTGGGAAAGAAAAAGCGCCCTGGAGTGGCAACTCCGGTGGGCGCAGAAAAAATAACTTACAAGGGTAAGTATAGCAGATAGGAGAGGGGATATCAATGGCAAGTAAAGAGATTTTGACGTTTTTGTCAAAGGAGGAGCATGAGTATATCGTTGGTCTTGTACAACGGGATATCTTCTATGAGAGGACAAACGAGCCAATTTCCCTTAAAGACAAATGCCGGATCTGGATAAAACTGGAGGATGCGAAAGAGAAAAATGAATAATATGTTGGACAGATGCGATGCCTGTGGTGCGTATCTGGAGGAGGCTGGCCGATTGTGCTGGAGGTGTCGGGACAAGGCCATCCAGCGGATGCGCAAACAGCGCACGGAATACGAATCAGAATTTGAAAAATCAGTGGATCTGGAGGAAATATATGAACTTATATGAAATTGATGCCGCTCTCATGGCGGCATATGAAAATGCAGTAGATATGGAGACCGGGGAAATTTTAGATAATGAAGCCTATGCCGCCATTGATGGTCTCGAAATGGCCCTGGCTGAAAAGACGGAGAACATCTTGCTGTGGATTAAGAACCTTTCTGCCGAGGCTGAAGCCCTTAAGGCAGAGAAAATGTCCTTTGATGCTCGCCAGAAAAGGGCAGAAAGAAAAGCGGAAAGTCTGAAGCGCTATGTATCTAAAGCCCTTGAAGGTAAAAAATTTAAGACAGATCGTGTAGAAGCATCGTGGAGAAAATCAGAGTCTGCTGAGTTTGAAGGAAACGTAATGAGTCTCCCGGAAAATTGCATCAGAGTGAAAGAGCCAGAGGTCAACAAGGCAGAGCTTAAAAAGCTACTGAAGGCCGGCCAGAAAATTGAAGGGGCCTGGCTTGTAGAAAAACAGAACTTGCAGATCAAATAGGGAGGTCAAACATGGAGAAAAAAAATATCTATGAGACCATTACCGCAGTCATGGAAGAAATTGGGGCTATTGGCAAGAACAGTAAAAACAATCAGCAAAATTTTATGTACCGTGGAATAGACGCGGTAATGAATGCGTTAAGCCCGGCGTTTGTAAAGCACAGACTTTTTATCGTCCCAGAAGTTTTAGAACAAAAACGAGAAGAACGGCAGACAAATAAAGGCGGGAATCTTATTTATTCCATCTGCCGAGTAAAGTACACATTTTACGCCGAAGATGGGTCCTCTCTTACCGCCGTAACAATAGGAGAAGGAATGGACAGCGGGGATAAGGCTACAAACAAAGCTATGAGTATAGCGTTTAAATACGCCTGTTTCCAAGTGTTTTGCATCCCAACAGAAGAAATGAAAGACCCAGATAGTGATACTCCGGATCCATCAGCACCTATATATGCCACGGATGACATGAGGAAGAAATTTATTGAAGAATGCACAAGAATCGGGAAACCGAAGTCGGCTATTTTGAAAGTAATTGGGGCAAGGAGCTTAGCTGAACTGACGGTTGAACAGTATGAGATTGCTATGCAGAGTTTCTCCCGTACTCCATCTAAGGACCAGAGCACTCCTGTTCCCGGAACGGTTCCTCCAGATGGAGAGAATAAGGACACTCCCTGGAAATAGGAGCGTGATTAAATGGAGTGTACAGGTAAACTGAAATCTGTATCAAAAAACTGGATCAGTAGGAAATGGGAAGTAACGTTTGAAATCAACGAGGACATAACTGCATCCATAGATAAAATCCGGGATAAGCTGCTTAATTTAACAGCAAAAATACACCGGGAAAAGCGGAGCCTGGATGCCAATGCATATGCCTGGGTGCTGATGCAAAAGATTGCAGAGGCCATACATACTGACAAGTGGTCCGTTTATTTGATGATGCTGGAGCGATACAGCCCTGTTTTTACACATATCATCGTAAGGCCAGAGGCGGTAGAGCGTGTCAAGGGCGAGTGGAGGACTGTTAAAGTCCTCGGCCCCATACAGGTCAACGGAAGCTCCGGGATCCAGCTGCAATGCTATTTTGGCTCCAGTACCTTTGACTCTAAGGAGATGGCCAGTTTTATCGACGGAATCGTATCAGAGTGCAAGGAAATGGGGATTGAGACCTTGCCGCCGGATGAAATTGAACGAATGAGAAGGGAGTGGGGAATCTGAAAAAGCTGTGGAGCATCTTTACGGACGATATGGACCATTGCTATTTTACTGGGTCTCTCCAGATTGAGAGACATCATGTATTTGGAGGAGCCAACCGGTCCAGATCCGAAAAGTATGGATATGTAATCCCACTGAGATATGACATGCATCCTAACGGGGCAAGGTTCAGACCTACACCAGAGAACAAGAAACTTGATGGATACCTTAAGGCTGCGTGTCAGCGTGATTATGAGAGCAAGCACGGAACCCGGCAACAGTTTGTTTCCGAGTTCGGAAAATCCTATTTATAGCCTTCTGGTGGCGGAATAATATGTCACAGTATTAGATGCCATTTATATTACTCCTGGTCCGGCATAAGCCGGGCCGGAAAGGAGGAGGAATGAAACAAAGGAAAGATTTTGATGCTGTAAAGTCCAGAGTCTATAACTGCATAGGTACTGGATCAGAGAATGCTGTGAGCCGATATGAGTTGACCATTTTGACAGGATATCATGACCGCTTGGTCAGAGCAGCAATCGAAAGTTTGAGAAAAAAACACTCCATCATAGAGCTCCACAATGGGAGTGGATATTATAAACCATCCAGGACGGCCCAGGGAGCCGTAGAAGCGGCTGAATGGATACGGAGGCAGAATAACAGGGCAAGAGCCATAAAAGCCTCTACAAAGGGATCTGAGCGTTTTATAAAGAGCATGCAAAATATGATTCCTGGACAAATGGAAATGTTTGGAGGAGGAAATGGATAATGCGGAGCGGGACAGCCTCATATTTTACCGTAGTTTTGCGAAAGCAATCAAGCGGCTGCCGGAAGCCGAACAGCTAAAGGCTCTATGGGCCATCGTTGATTACGGCTTGGACGGAACAGAGCCAGAAGAAGAGGGCCTGTATATGGTTGCCTATGATATGGCAAAACCTCAAATTGACGCCAATATCAAGCGCAAAAATGATGGAAAAAAGGGTGGAAGGCCGTCGATAAAAACCAGTGGTTATGAAAATGAAGAAAATATAAAAACCAGTGGTTATGAAAATGAAAAACCTAATGTAAATGTTAATGTAAAGGAAAATGTAAATGTAAAGGAAAAAGAAAATATAAAAGAATTATGCCCGGAGCTGGAAACATCCACTCCGGCCAGCCCTACATTTGCACAAATCCCTTTGAATGACGGATCCCTGTACAACGTGACGGAGAACGACGTGGACGAGTTCCAGCAGCTCTATCCGGGCATAGATTGCAGACAAGAAATCCGTAATATGGTTGGATGGTCAATGGGGAATCCTTGTAACCGCAAAACGAAAAGAGGCATCAGACGATTTATCCACAGTTGGTTGTCCCGATCACAAAATAGAGCCCCAACGCAACCAAAAGCGTATTCTAAACCCGCAAAAAACAGATTTGACAATTTTGAGAGTCGGGAAAATAACTATGAGGCGATGATCTGGGATGATATCAAAAACAGGAGGGAGACCAGTGATAATCCGTAATGTAGCAGAGGCAAAAAAGAAAATTAAGATCGGATCAAAGGTCACGATAATGACCCAAAAGGGAAGCGCAAAGGACTCTTTGTACGCAGTTAAGACTGGGGTACAAAGAAAAGCGACAGTTATCGGCATTTACGAGCATTTTGTCCATGTACAGCTCAAGAGCGGGGTGTGCGAGAGCGTACTGTGGGCGGATTTAATTAATGCTAGTGAGGAGGATAAGCGATGATTAAAGACAGCGGAGACCGTACACAATTTGACACCGGAGCTGTCCGGGATATGCACGCCGGTAAGGGGAGGATGGATCTCCTTCCTCTGTCGGCGCTGATCGAGTTGTCAAAGCACTGCGAGGAGGGGGCCTTAAAGTATGGGGAACACAACGTAGATAAAGGAATCCCGCAGCACAGTCTTTGCGATTCTGCCATACGGCACCTGGTCAAGTATATGCGGGGGGACACGGACGAGCCCCATCTGAGGGCGGCCGCCTGGAATCTTATGTGGGCGCTGAACCAGACAGTGGAGCATCCGGAATTGGTAGATGTGCCGTGGAGAAACGGTTGTGAAGTGGGGGAGAATTTTAACAATTTGAAACGGCACTTAGAATCCTCAAAATAGATTCTCCCGGATGATCGACACCTGAAAATGGATCATATGTCCTGGTATCATTTGAAAATTTTGATCATCCAGATATCGGAAGGTACGAGGGCAACGATGAGGGAGGGAAGTTTTATATGGGATACGGATATTACCCATGCAAAAGCTATGGGCTGATTGTCAATGCCTGGATGCCGTTGCCAGAACCGTATAAGGGGAAGGAAGCGAAGAGTGAGACAGTATAAGAATATTGCCAAAGTAAAGGCGATAGAGCGAAAGAACCGGGAACGGCTGCTGAAAATCAATCCAAACCTGGATGATAACAGTGGAATCTATTTTCTGACCCGGACCGATGAAAACGGAATCAATTATTTTTACATAGGCCAAGCAGTACATATCATGCAGCGGATGTGTAGTCATCTCACTGGATACCAGCACATAGATCTCAGCCTCAAAAAGCGAGGATTCCAGAGCGAGGAGAATCCTTACGGATGGAAAATCGGGATCCGGCATTACCCGGAATCAGAATTAGACAAGTGGGAGCAATATTGGATCCTGGAATACACGAGGCGCGGCTATCAGTGCCGATACAACAAGACCGCCGGAGGACAGGGAGAGGGAAAAGAGAAAATCAATGACTTCCGCCCGGCAAAAGGATACCGTGACGGGCTGGCCCAGGGGAGGAAAAACATGGCAAGGGAACTTGGACATATTATCACCACCCACTTATCCGTAAATCTGAAGCCGGAGAAGCAGAATAACAAGGTATCTCAGAGGGCTTTTGAGAAGTTCAATGAGCTTTTGGAGGAAGGAAAATGACATTCAAGGAATTTGAAACATGGTATGAACAAAGAAATTGTAATGGGCATTTGAGCGCATTAGAAAAAATAGGATGTAGTTGTATTATTGAAATAGTACACAAAAAATGGTTTTGGAAAAGAGAAAAGTTTTGGAAAGACAATTATGCAAGTGATGTTATGGAACTGGTTGTGAATCCGATTGAAAAGAAGATTGAGAAATTAAGGAGATGCAACGAATGAAATATATAGCTTCGTGGTCTGGGGGCAAGGACAGCACAGCAAGTATTATTCTGGCACATGAGCATAACGAACCTCTTGATTTGATAATCTTTTCCGAGGTTATGTTTGATGAAAATACCAGCGGCGAACTTCCAGAGCATATTGACTTTATCAAGAACAAGGCAATTCCGAAGTTTGAGGAATGGGGATACGAGGTAAAGATCCTTCATTCCAAAAAGACCTATTTGGATTGTTTTCATCATATTGCAACCAAGGGGAAGCGAATAGGAAGAAAGCTGGGTTTTCCTATGGCGGGAAAATGCTTAATCAATCGTGATTGCAAAATTCCGCAGATAAGAGATTTCCTGAATGGTTACGCAAAAGATTTTACCCAATATATAGGAATTGCTATTGATGAGCCTGTCAGAATGGAGCGTATCGTAAATTCTGGAAACAAAGTATCTTTGCTTGAAAAATACGGATATACGGAGAAAATGGGATTTGAGTTATGCAAGAAATACGATTTATTATCCCCTATTTACCGATTTACGAACCGTGGCGGTTGTTGGTTCTGCCCCAATATGCGACGTGAGGAATTAAAGCATCTTAGAACAAACCATAGAGATTTATGGGACAAACTTCTGAAACTTGAAAATGAACCGAACCTTATCGGTAACAAATGGAATATGCTTACCAACACTAGCATTCATGACTGGGAGGAACGGTTCTTTTGGGAAGAGCAGCAGATGACAATATTTGATTTTATGGAGGAAAAGAATGAGTGAAAAACTTAAACCATGTCCGTTTTGCGGCGGAGAAGCGTCTTTGAGTGTAGATACAGAAGCGGTAAGAGACACAGAAAACAGATTGTGGGCGTATCAGATAACATGCAATAAATGTTCTTCAACAACCGGATTGTGTTGGTCTGATGAAATGGCGGTCAAAGCATGGAATAGGAGGGAAAATGAGCAGAACTAATTTCAACAAATTTATCTACGGAAAACAGGTTAATTCTTGTGGCAAATTTGTCATGTGCGGAAGTAAGAAGAAAAGCCGGAGGATTAAGAGGGGAAAATAAGCGAAGGTGGGGTGGATAAGTATACGGACGAGGGAAAAGACACTCATTGACCTGGAAGTATTTCCAGGAGACGAGGGCAGATTAAAGGAGCGCTGCCGGGACTTGAAGCCGGGGGAGTATTCCGTCCTCTACAACTGCGCAAAAAGCGCGGCTCCTGGCCTCGAGAAGGCTGTATGCGAGTCTATTACCAAAGAGGGCGAGGGATACCGCACACTGATAAAAAAAGGCTGGAACATCCCTGTTACGGAGGACGATTTTTACTCATACAAGCGCGGCACAATGGCCAAATTTTACCACTGGCTCCGCATGACGGGACAGTGGAAGGGCTGAAAATGTGAGGAGAGGTAGCACGCGGAATTGTGGTAAAATTAAGATAAAGGAATGAGAAGATGAATCTTAATTTGACGCTTAAAAAACTTCAACGTGCGATCCTCTCCACTGGCCTTATTGTCAAAATCGGAACCAGTCAATTTTATAGCCCGGAGCAGGGGCGCATGATAACCATGTGGATATTGTCGACGCCTACACTCCAGGAAACGCGAAACGGTTGGCGGATGAGGGACTATGAGATATTGCGGACGGCGAGTGCGGTTGAGGCGGTGAAGTGTCTGGCGGATGTGTGGGAGCAAATAAGAGAGTGAAAGATATGAATAATCATGCATACATTGATATTATTCATAAAATTCCAGGATATTCGCAATCAACGTGCAAAAGAGATAAGAAAAAAATCAAGAAAATCATGGAAGAATATGAATACGATTCTGATTATATCGAAAATGTCAGTAACGATTTTTGCGAGGGGTTTAATGCCGCTAAAGACATTATTGTAAAAATGTTGTCCGATAAACACTGGGAACAGACGAAAGGATGGAAGAATGGATAATCCAGAATTTACAATCAAGGCGGAGCCGTTTTCCTGGGATGATAACTTTTCTGAGGTGGCGTTGGAAGATTTCTCGCGGATCCAGAACAATCTGCCCTATGTAATGTCACAGAATATTGGGATGGCACTGGCAAAACTTAAGATGCTCGAAGAGGCTGCTGCGGAAAAGAAGAAACCGGATGCGCCCGACGGATTTGTAACCGTAGACTTCCCAGAAAGCTGTTTAAACTGTGATTTCTGCCACGAGCGCGACTATGATAACAGGCAGATGATACAGGGGAAAAGGTTTTGCGGGATCGAAAACGTAGAAGTGGATCGATTCTGCTCTTATGAGAGACCGGGAAAACCGGATTGGTGTCCGGTGAAGAAATTTCCAGAAAAATGCCCGATGCAAACGGAATCCGGAAAGCGTGTGATAGATTGGATGTATAACGCCGGGTGGAATGCTTGTGTGGACAAAATGATCGAAGGTGGTGGATAAATGCTTACACCAAAGCAAAAGGCGTTTGCGGATGAGTATTTAAAATGCGGGAGGGAATATGGAAAATCAAAATAGAAGTAAAGAAGATGAAGTTGCCCTTCAAGCATTGAGGGAAATGATAAATTTCTATGATACTAGGCACTTCTATGTACACAGATACAAAGATGTTGTTGATCCAGAGCTGGTAATTATTGATGCATATATCTGTATATGTCATGAAAAGACAACTAAGGTACAGAAAGAGGCAGCATATGAACTTTTAAAGCGCCTTGTGAAGGAAGATACACTAGATAACTGGTTGGAGGGAAGCGCTACGGTATGTGACCGAAATGATAGATATGTGTTGCACTGGAAACGGGCTGTTGTTAAGCGCGGAAAGTGTGAAAAATGCGGACGCACAGAACATCTGGAGGCACATCATAAAATACCGTGGGCGATATATCCAAAGGGAAGAATCGACTTAAATAACGGGGCGTGTCTCTGTGATGAATGTCATGCAGAGGAACACAAAGATCAGCTTCCTTATGCAATGATGATGAGCAGAATAAGAAAAAGGCAGGCGGTTGGTAGTGGGTAATGTGGGAAGACCTCCAAAATATAAAAGCAAAGAGGAAATAGAAGAAAAAATTGAACAGTATTTCAAGGACTGCGAAGGCCGCCCACTCACTGACGACGAAGGGAACCAGATATACAACAAATGGGGATATCCTGTTATCGTTGATAAGAGGCCACCTACGGTGACGGGGCTTGCCCTTGCGCTGGGATTTACAAACAGACTTTCTCTGCTTAGATACCAAGGAAAGAAAGAATTTTGTGACACGATTACGCGCGCGAAAGCTAGAGTTGAGCAGTACGCCGAGGAACGGCTATTCGATAAGGACGGAACCAGTGGCGCACAATTCAGTTTGCGGAACAATTTCAAGGGGTGGGACGCAGATAAGAAGGAAGAAGAAACAGATACCGGCGGCATCGTTATCGTAAATAATATACCAAGACCAGAAAAGGAGTAAAGATATGATTATTACAGGAATGAAGCATTTTGAAAGTGTTTGCCAGAAGAAACTGGTGGAGTGGTACAACAAAAACAGACCCGAAACACCAATCGATTTAGGAGATGTATTTATTGTTTGGAGCTGTAAGACATTGCAGAATTACAAATGTCTGGCTTCTACTACGGTTTCTGGTGATGGTATTTATGCAGAATACACATTCAATGGAGACAAGCAGGAACTCTATGAGGATGTTTATAAGAAACTTACAAATACCTGTCATGTGGAAGAATGATGCCTGACGAAATCCAGCTTACAGACATCATAGCCCCCGCCTTTTACCCCGTCCACTGGGACATACTGGATGGCAAGCACACTTATTATACGTGCTATGGCGGTCGCGGTAGCTGTAAATCCTCTTTCATCTCCGTGGAAATCGTACTGGGTATGATGCAGGACGCAAAGGACGGCATTTTCAGCAACGCGGTAGTATTCCGTAAGGTGGGGAATACCCTTCGGGAATCCGTGTTTGAACAGATTGCATGGGCGATTGACGCACTGGGAGCCAATGACCTGTGGGCCTCCAGCGTCAGCCCCATGCAGTATGTATATAGGCCCACGGGGCAGAAAATCATCTTCCGGGGGCTGGACAAGGCAAAGAAAACGAAGTCCATCAAGACCAGCCGGGGATATTTTAAATACCTCTGGCTGGAGGAATTGGATGAGTTCTCCGGAATCGAAGAAATACGTACAGTACAGCAGTCCATTCTTCGCGGTGGCAGCAAGTTTGTAGTTTTTAAATCCTTCAATCCCCCTATTAGTCGTAGTAACTGGGCAAATGTGTACATCAACGAGCCGAGAAAGGACAGTTACAGGCACAAGAGCGATTATACAAGCGTTCCGGCGGATTGGCTGGGAGACCAGTTTATAGCCGACGCCGAGCATTTAAAGGCCACAAATGAGCGGGCATATCGCCACGAGTACCTGGGCGAGCCGGTGGGGCTGGGAACCAATATCTTTGACATGCTGGAGATCCGCACGATAACCGATGAGGAAATCCAGACATACCAGTCAATCTATCAAGGGCAAGACTTCGGATGGTACCCGGACCCGAAAGCCTTTATCCGGGCCGCCTATGTGCCCAATAAGGAGCAGATTGTCCTACTGGATGAGCTGGGCGGGTGCAAGATAAGGAACGCAGATATGGCGCAGATGATAAAGGACAAGGGATATGATGATTATGCCCTATTATGTGGCGTGGACGAACAGGAAAGCATTGTGGATCTTCGGGACGCCGGGATCCCGGCCAGAAACGCCATTGTAACTCCGGGAAGCCGGAAATACACGTTTGAGTGGTTGCAGTGCCGGACGATTGTTATTGACCCGGCCAGAACGCCGCGGGCGTACAAGGAAATCACAGAATATGAGCACGAAGTAGACGGCAACGGAGAAGTGATTGCTGATTACCCGGACGGCAACGATCACTGGATCGACGCCCTCCGCTACGCAATATCTCCGATGGCTATGAGGAGAGGACACAGCGCATAATGGGAATTATCGCAACAGTAAAAAGGTGGATAGGGATGATATTTAAAAAGCAGGCTGAGAAAGATTTTAAAGTAAAAGACACCACATCCGCACAGATGATGGCAAAGATTACGGAGTGTGCCAATATCTACCGTGGCGCTCCGTACTGGGTAGACCTGGAGAACCGGATCAAGACTATTAATTTTGCAAAATCTGTATGCTCCGAGACAGCTCGGCTTGTTACTTTGGGAATTAAGATACAGATCGACGGAGGCGCCCGCGGGACGTGGTTACAGGAGCAGATTGATAATGCGTACTTTAACCTGCGTCATTGGGTAGAGTATGGCTGTGCTTATGGGACAGTCATTATCAAGCCAAACGGTGGCGGGCTTGATATGTTTACCCCTATGGATTTTATTGTGACAGAGCAGGACGACAACGGAAATATTACGGGCATTGTCTTTAAGGATGGGTATACGGATAACGATAAGCATTATACACGTCTGGAGTATCACAGATTTATTGAGACGAGGACGGAATCTGGTGTGATATATCCGTATGTGATATCTAATAGAGCGTATGTATCAAGGAGCAGCGAATCCCTCGGCGACCCTATCCCGCTGGCGCAGACAAAATGGGCTGATTTGCTGGACGAGACGCCGCCGATTTTAAAAGGCGGAAACGAAAGGCTTGATTCTCCCATGTATGGAGTGTTCCGGACGCCTTCGGCAAACAATATAGACCTTTCCTCCCCGCTGGGGATGCCAATATACGCGGAAGCCATCGAGGAAATGAAGGACCTTGACATTGCATACAGCCGGAATGCTGGCGAGATATATGACAGCGAAAAGATTATCCTGGCAGATGATCGGCTGATGTTTGATAGTGGAAAGAATCTTAATGGGCGTGTAGCAGATGTAAAACTGCCGCATTATGTCAAGAATGTGTTCGGAAACAGCCCGGAGGAGTTTTACCAGGAAATCACCCCGCAGCTTAACACAGATACAAGGCTTTCCGGTATCAATGCCCTTCTGTCTCAGATCGGGTACAAGTGTGGATTTTCAAATGGATATTTCGTGTTCAATGAATCTTCCGGGATCCAGACGGCAACAGGCGTTGAAGCAGAGCAGCAGAGAACAGTCCAGTTTATCAAGGATGTCCGGGACAAACTGGAAAGCTGTTTGAATGATGCCATCTATGCCTTAAATGTATATGCAGACCTTTACAGCCTTGCCCCTGTGGGAACCTATGAAGTGGTATATGACTTCGGGGACATCCTATATTCCCACGAAGCTGACAAACAGCAGTGGTATGCTTATGCAGTACAGAACCGAATCCCGTTTTGGTATTATCTGATGAAATTTGAAGGATTTACTGAGGAAGAGGCCAGGGCGCTTGTGGAAGAGGCTCAGCCGAAAGAGGAACCGGGATTTTTCCAGGAGGAGTAAAAAATGAATCCGATAACCAGACAAGAATATTACCTTGCGAAGATTGCAGGGACATGGGACGGAAAGACTCCCGAACCCATAACGATTGAGGAATACTATCTTGCAATTATGACGGGAGACTATTCCGGGAGCGCACCACAGCCAGTCACAAGACTGCAATACTACATGGCAAAAGCGGCAGGAGTTTGGAGCGGGAACACTCCGAAACCAGTAACGCGTGTTGAGTATTATTGGTCGGCGATTGCTAACGGCGGCGGAAATGTCCCAGAACCTGTGACACGAGAGGAACATTTGCTGTCCATAATCGTTGGTGCACATGGTTCCACCGTTGCATATGTTTCTGGAAATCCCATAATACTCACGGATGCCAAAGACAATGCAGAATTAAAAGGGCTGAGAATCTTCGGAAAATCCATACAAAACGGCGACCCCAGCCTGGAATCCCCAGTGCCGATTGTCAACGCGGGAGACAAGGGTGATATTAATGTTAGCGTGAGTGGGAAGAATCTCATAAACATCGGCACTGTAACATTTAACCAATATAAAAGTTTCTCAATAAATATACCTGCTGGGACATATACACTTTCCGCCAGTGTCGAATCTAATGATACCGATGGCGATACATGTCTTGTTATGCTTCTAAAAAATGGGAAAAATGTAAAATCAGTTAGTATTCGTAGAGGTAATCGCTCATCAGCTATTATTACTCTTAAGGATAACTGCGATGAGATAATTCTATATGCGTCATTCGGATTTAATCAATCAACTAATGACACTGCAACTTACACGGATGCACAATTGGAATATGGTACAGCTGCCACAGAGTATGAGCCTTACAAACCAGCCCAAACCCTCATCATTCCCACTCCCGGCGGTTTGCCAGGGATTTCGGTTTCTTCCGGCGGTAACTATACGGACGAAAACGGTCAGCAGTGGGTGACGGATGAGGTGGATTTGGAAAAGGGCGTATACATAAAGAGGATTGAAAAGATTGCATCTTATAACAATGAGTCGATTAATGGACCATATATATCTGAGACTGGGGAATTAACTGTTGGAGCAAGAGTCTTGTTTGCACTTGATGCTTCGGTAGAGACTCCGCTCTCACCCGAAACCATTGCCACGTATAAGCAACTCCATACCTATGCTCCTACAACCACGATAATCAATGATGGAGGAGCGGGAATGGAAGTGGGATACATACAGATTTAATAGGGAGGAGTAAAACATGAGAGAAGAAACTATGGTTTTTATGACATCAGATGATGTTCTTCAAGCAATCTTTGAATATCTGGATGCAAGAAGTATAGATTGTAGCGATGGATGTATAGACATTTGCTCCTTCACACGAAATGGCGAGTTTGATTTTGAATGTAAGATAACCGGAGCAAAGAAAAAACATGCTTGATCCTCATTGTCTCCAGCAAATAGCGGACGGGGCGGAAAACATTGCCTCCCAACTCCATGAGTACATAATTCGCCAGATTGTAGACCGCATGATGATACGCATCGGGCGAGGGGACGATTATCTCCTTACCTCCTCCGATGCGTGGCGTATCCAGGTGTTACAGGACAGCGGATACCTTTTACAGGACATCACGGCGGAGCTGGCAAAGTACACAAAGCGGCAGGAGAAGGAAATCAAGGCGGCTATGGAGGAGGCCGGAGCCAAGGCCCTGGAATACGATGACAAGATATACCAGGCCGCTGGGCTGTCTCCTATGCCGCTGACACAATCCCCGGCACTGATCCGGCTCATGGAACGGAACTACAATGCCACCCTGGGGGAATGGCGGAACATGACCCGAAGCACCGCAGAAGCCGCACAGAGGCTGTTTCTGAACGAATGCGATTTTGCTTACAATAAAGTCATGAGCGGGGCCACAAGCTACTCACAGGCCGTCAGAGAGGCCGTGGAGAGCGTTTCAAGCGGTGGAGTGTATGTGGACTACCCTTCCGGCCACAGAGATACGATAGAGGTTGCCACAGCGCGGGCTGTGCGTACCGGGATAGCCCAGGCCGCCGGAGACATATCAATCAAGCGCATGGAGGAAATGGACTGGGATATCATTCTTGTGTCGGCTCATATCGGAGCCAGAACCGGGGACGGCGGGCAGAATCCGGGCAATCATCTATGGTGGCAAGGTCAATTCTACAGTCGGACCGGACGGGACAAGCGATTTCCGAATTTCTATGAGCGCACAGGATATGGAACTGGAGAGGGACTATGCGGTTGGAATTGTCGTCACAGCTTCGGATCTGGGGACGGCGTGAATAATCCGTATGCTGACATCCAGACCGCCGATAATGTCCACATGGAGAAGCTGGAACAACGCCAACGCACACTTGAACGCCGTGTCCGCAAGACAAAGCGGGAGGTCATGGGATTGCAAGAGGCCGTGGAGAAATGCCAGGATGAGGCGGCAAAGTTTGAGTTACAGCAGACGCTTGACCGGAAATCCTATCTCCTGTCCCGGCAGAATAAAGCATACAATGAGTTTTGCAAAGAAAACAGTTTGCGGCCGCTTTCAGAACGTCTCCAGATTGCCCGCTGGAACCGCGAACAGGCCGCAAAGGCCAGAGGGGCGGCGCGGCGGTATCAGAACACGAAAGGGGAATGATTATGGATGAGATATGGAAGGATATAGCTGAATATGAAGGATTATATCAAGTGAGTAATTTGGGACGCGTTAAAAGTTTCCGAGGAAGTGCAAAATTCGGGAAACCCGAAGAATTGATTTTAAGACCATCTCTAATTAATTCCGGGTATCATGTTGTAACGCTTTATTCCGAGAACCGAGAAAAACATAAATTTCAAGTTCATAGGCTTGTGGCAGAAACTTTTATTGATAACCCTGATAATTTTCCATGCGTTAATCATAAGGATGAGGATAAATTAAATAACTGTGTTTCAAACCTTGAATGGTGCACATATCAATACAACAACAATTATGGAACTGCAAGAATACGGGCTGTTGAGAGTACAAGGAAAACTATTATGCAAATGACATTAGATGGAATCCCTATTGCTACATATCGATCCGTCACAATAGCCGCTGAATTATTAAAACATTCCCCGTCAAGTTTACGGAAATGGTGCGATTCTGGAATTGGAGGTGGGTATACATGGAGGTACAGTGATGAACCGATTTAGGTATTATAATCCGAATCCTTCTAAAGGAAAAAGGGTAGGCGATTGCGTTATCCGGGCGATATGCAAGGCCCTTGACATTGATTGGGAGACGGCGTTTTCTGGCGTGATGGTCAAAGCCTGTCAGCTATCGGATATGCCGTCTGCAAATGTAGTGTGGGGCGCATACCTCCGGGAACATGGTTTCCGCCGGAACATCGTGGACGACCACAGCCAGTATGTGTACACCGTAGACGACTTCTGCGGAGATCATCCAGTGGGAACTTACATCCTGGCTATCGACGGCCATGTTGTGTGCGTACAGGACGGATTTTATTGGGACACATGGGACAGCGGACAGGAGATACCGATTTATTACTGGGAGAGATAATATGAGTAGATGGCTAGAGCAACTTCCGGACGGAACATACAAAGTAGATGTTTATGACAAAGAAGGCTGTAAATATTTCTGTAATGAAGTATGTTGTAATGACCAGTGCAAAATGTGTTGTGACTTTCCGGACCCAGACGAGGATTGTAAAATATGCCAATATTTTGAACCGGAGGACTGATACATGGACGTAATGGAGACAGTACAGACGATACTTGCAATTTGCGGAGGTATTTCCGTTATTGGCGGTGCGGCGGCGGTGATCCACAAGTGGATTGCTCCGGCGGTTAAACTAAATGACCGGGTGGAGACACTGGAAAGACACGACAAAAGAGATTATGAGGCCATGCAGGAAATCAGAGAAAGAGACAGCCTCATCATGGAAACGCTGGTGACTATGCTTAACAGCCAGATATCCGGGAACAACGTGGAGCAGTTAAAAAAAACGAGAGACAAGCTCATTTCCTATCTGGCACAGACGCAGTAAGGAGAATCTTTTTGAAGGTATATGATTTCACGGTGCCACAGCTGGCATATTACGAAGAATTTTGCAATTTCAGCCCACAGGAATCCGCGCTTTTTGATCTCAGAAAGAAGGGCGTACCTCTGGAACAATGTGCGGAGATTATGCACTGTGAAATGACAAATGTCAAGAAGATTAGCCGAAGAGTAAATAATAAGATTATACAGTTGACAGACAGTAAACGCATGAATGAGTGGATAAACAAGGTTTACTGGCCAAAAGTAATTAACAGGGAATAGTTTTTATGCTATTCCCATTTTTCAGAGCAATATCCGATAGCTTGAGGGATGGAGTAATTTTCGCCTCCACATCTTTGTGTTAGAACATAGCGACAGTCTTTCCAGCCTATTCGACTATCATCACCCAGTATTTCACTTAAGGATAAATCCTCAAAAGATATAAGCCCATGCCATTCTGCTAAAATGTTATTGAACATCTCTTCTTTTGAATTGAAAACTTTCTTTTCTCTCATTGCTTCTTCTAATCCTCCGCGATGAGGCCGATAGATAAACATAATATAGTCCTCCTATTTTTTAGAATATAATAGCACTTTTTATATACTTTTTAAAGCCTTTAACAGCACTTTAAGAGCCTGTCAGAGGCTTATTTTTTATGCCATAATTTAGTCATACAAAGTCATTGATTTAGTCATAGGAGGGACAGGCATGGCATTACCATACACGCCTGGATATGGGTACAATCCATATCAGTTTGGGCAAATGAATCCATTACAGCCGCAAATGGACCGGCTGGCGCAGATGCAGGCCCAGTATCAGCAACCGCAGCAATCCCAGCAAGTAAACCAGGGGATTTTGTGGGTCCAGGGCGAGGCGGGGGCCAAGTCGTATCTTGTGGCTCCAAACACAAGCGTCCTTCTGATGGATTCCGAAACTTCCAATTTTTACATAAAGACCACAGATGCCGCCGGGATGCCGACGCTCCGGACGTTTGCTTATAAAGAGGTTGTTTTGGGCTCGCAGGAGCCGCAGAAACAGGCCGAAATAAATCTGGACGATAAATATGTTACCAGACAGGAATATGACGATTTACGGGGCAAATACGAAGAATTGTACAGCTATCTTGAATCGGCAACAAAGCCAGAAGGAGGTAAGCATGGCGAATCCATTGTTTAACGCTTTGAATGGTGGGGGCCCATCTGGAATGATGGAACAGTTCCAGCGTTTCCGGAAAGAAATGGAAGGTAGGAACCCCAATGAGGAGATCAATAAACTGTTACAGTCTGGCCGGATAAGCCAGCAGCAACTTAACCAGGCCCAGCAGATGGCTCAACAGATGCAGGGCGTATTCAAAGGCTTTTTTAAATAGTACATAACCGGGTGCACACGGTTTGTAAATATCATAATCGGAGGAGATTATTACTATGACAGACGGATTAACTGCTTCTGATGTTGCCGTTTTAACTGGCGGCACAGGGAGAAATGACGGCTTCGGTGGAGATTGGGGAGCCTGGATCATCCTTTTTTTAATTTTCGGTATGTTTGGCTGGGGCGGCTTCGGCGGCTGGGGCGGAAATGGTGGAGGCGCAAACTCTCCGGCATTCCAGGGATATGCAACCCGCGCTGATATCGACGCGGCACTGTCCACACAGGGAATCGAAAACGGTATCCAGAACCTTTCCGGTCAGCTTTGCAACGGCCTTGCTGGTGTAAATGCGAATCTGTCCAATCTGGGTTATCAGATGCAGCAGTGTTGCTGCGACACCAGAGAGGCAATCGCTGGCGTAAACTACAACATGGCAGCCCAGACCAACATCCTCCAGAATACCGTAAACAACGGATTCCGCGATGTGATCGAGGCGCAGAATGCCGGGACCCAGCGTATCATTGATCTGTTCACGCAGGACAAGATCCAGTCCTTACAGACTGAGTTACAGTCCGCACAGCTTCAGCTGTCCAACAATGCACAGACCAACAGCATTATTAATGCGCTGAGACCTACACCGGTACCCTCTTATCCGGTAATGTCCCCGTACACATCCATCATCAACCCGACAGGCTTTAGCTTTGGCGGCGGATGTGGTTGTAATACAGGATGCGGATGCTAAAACTGCATATTGAGTATCTTCGTAGCGTTTTGCTATGATGTTCGGCTGATGCCGTTATTACGCAGATGGACAGGCCGCAAAGCCTGTCCTTTTGCGCAGAAGGGAGAATATTATGATTGAGTTAGTAAATACAGCGCCAGTCACTGTGCCGATGGGACAGTCAATCCCGTTTTCGGTGGTTGCCACAAAGGGCGGATGTGCAGAAAGGCACAGGGCCGGGAGCGCACAGATCACGCTTGCGAAGCCCGGTAGATATCTGGTTACATTTTCCGGTAATGTCGCAGTACCGACCGGAGAAACGGTAGGAGAAGTAGCCCTGGGAATCGCCAGAGACGGAGAAATCCTCGGCGGGACGGTCATGCGCGCTACTCCGGCAGCCGTAGAACAGTATTTTAATGTATCGTCCCAGACATACGTTGACGTGTTCTGCGGATGCTGCGAAAACGTTTCCGTTAAAAACGCCGGAACGATTCCGGTCCTGGTAGACAACCCGAACATTACAGCTGTCCGGGTATGCGGTTAAGGAGGGCAGACCATGAGTTATAAATTAATGCAGAATATCCGGGAGGAACTGGATAAAATCGCGGAAAAGGGTCTGAACACAGGGAACCTTGAAACCGCATACAAACTTATCGACATGCTGAAGGACATGGAGAACGTTGAATACTGGAAATGCAAAGAGGGCTATTACAATGCGGTCCTTGACGAGATGGAAGGCAGCCGTGGCCAGAGCGATTACAGCGAGAGACGGAAACGTGACAGTATGGGACGGTACAGCCGGGAGGACGGAAGAACCATGCCGGACTATGAAAACGGGTCCTCTTACGCCCGCCGTGGCGAGCATTATGTAAGAGGCCATTACAGCCGGGCCAATGGTGCCAACGACCCGTATGCTGAGTATATGGACAGCAAACAGTCTTACCGTAATGGTAAATCCGAGGACTGCAAGCGGCGTATGCTGGCCGCCCTAGAGGAGCACATGGATGCACTGACGGAAGAACTGGGAGACCTGTCAAAAGATGCGGACTGTCGGGAAGAACGGGAGACCATATCTCGTTATATGGACAAACTGCGTAAGATGATGTAAATGAGGGCGGTGGGGAGACTCACCGCTTTTTGAAAACGAAAAAACGTGCTGAGAGGTAAAAATGGAAAATGTGGTAAAATAGTATCAAGGAAGCAATATGACATTTATAGTATGGATTTGCATAACCCCGCGCAAGCCATACTTTTCCAATATTTGTTACATACCTCCTTTCAGATGAGTTGCGCACAGCCTTAACGGAAGGTTGAAAATGCGGTTCGATTCCGTCTGTGTGCAATCCCGCGAAATGCAATCGTGGGACTCTTCATTCTCAATGTAATTCCAGCAATCGTGAAAGGCATACAGCCGGGTTCGAGTCCCGGCACACGATGTAGGCGCATTGTTGAGACGGCGCCGATCATTACGCTTTTCGCCCGGTTCGCTACCCCCGGGCGTTTTTGGGAAATAGCTCAGTAGGTAGAGCGGCGGCCTTATAAGCCGCGTGCCAGAGGTTCGATTCCTCTTTTCCCAACTACCTCGCCCGTGGTTTATCGGGCTTAATCCATACCGCTGACGGGCGGTTAATTAATCACGTTTAGGAGGATAAGAATGCAGAATATCGAAGCGATTTTGACAGAACTGGGAATTGAAGTTCCGGCAGACAAGAAAGAAAACCTTACAAAAAAGGTGGCAGAGAATTACATCACGAAAGCTGAACATGAAAAGAAGCTGGGAAAGGTTGAGACCGACCGGGACACCTGGAAGGAGAAGGCCGAGACGGCAGAAACCACTCTGAAAGGCTTTGAAGGTGTTGACCTGGACACTATGCAGAAGGAACTGTCTGACTGGAAAAAGAAGGCTGAGGATGCCGAGAAAGATGCACAGGCGAAGCTGTACGAAAGAGATTTTGCGGACGCTTTGAAAACAGAGTTTGAAGGAATCAAATTCTCCAGCGAAGCAGCAAAAAGAGCCATCATGGCGGAGGTCAAGGATGCTGGGCTGAAGCTAAAGGATGGAAAGATTCTCGGGCTGAATGACCTTATTGCCCAGATGAAGGAAAAAGATGCTTCGGCGTTTGTCGATGACGAGCAGATCAAAGCGCAGCAGAACGCGGCGAGATTTACACAGCCCATAGGACGCGCACAGCCAGCAGGAGGAAAGAAGTACACCATGTCGGAGCTGATGAAGATGAAGAATGAGAATCCGGGGCTGGACATTGAACAGTATATGTGAAAAGGAGAATACAAATGTCACTTTTTGACCAGAAGAATTTTAACGGAGAAGTATTTGGGAAGTATGTTGACCGGGTGAAGAACCTCAACCGCAACGAACTTCTGAAATCCAGCGCAATCGTTGAGCACTCAGAGTATGCAAGTATGCTTCCCATGCAGACAGGTGGCAATCTGATTACAGTACCTATTAAGGCGAGAATCGGCGGCACGCCGGATAACTATAACGGCTCTACTGATATTAAGAGCGACAGCCGTGCAACTTACACGCACAGCCGGGTAGTAGTAGGAAGAGCGCATGGATGGACGGAGAAGGATTTTTCTGCGGATATTACAGGAGAGGATTTCATGCCGGCAGCGCAGGAGATTGCTGAGTATTGGGACGATGTTGACCAGAAAACGCTTCTTTCTATCTTGAAAGGCGTGTTTTCGATGAACTCCAAACAGGCTGAAAAGGACTTTGTTGCGAAACATACGTCCGATATTACCCGCAACGCAGACGCGAACGTGTTTAGTGAGACAACTTTGAATAATGCCATTCAGAAAGCGCTTGGTGATAACAAGGCTAAATTTTCGCTTGCAATTATGCACTCTATGGTAGCCACGCATCTTGAGAATCTTAAACTATTGTCTTATATGAAGCAGACAGACGCAAACGGGATTGAGCGCGACCTTACGCTCGCAACACTGAACGGACGTGTTGTGTTGATTGATGACAATATGCCGACGGCAGAAATTAAGGAAGGATATGTGAGGGCGAAAAGCACGAGCAATGGCGCGCTTAAAGTTGTAAATACATCGCCTAATGCTGGAGAGGTACAGAATACAACTGTGCAAGAAGATATTTCAGACATTGAAGAAGGTGAATATGTCGTGCTTCTTCCCGCAGGGACGGCTTATACGACCTACGTCATGGCTACAGGTGCGATTGAGTATACCAATGTAGGAGCAGATGTTCCATATGAAATGGATAGAGACCCGGCGAAAAATGGCGGGGAAACAACATTGTATTCCAGGCAGAGAAAGATTTTCTCTCCCTATGGCATTAGCTGGAAGGGAAACGCACTTTCTCCCACGGATGCGGAGCTAGAAGCAGGAACCAGTTGGACGATTGCGAATAGCAATGAAAGCTCGAACGAAAAATGGTTCCCGGAAAAAGCCATTGGTATCGCACAGATTATAACAAGGGGATAAGAACGGAGGCCGACGGGATGGCATACACCACATTTACATTTTACGAGCAGACCTATCACGGGAATGTCGTCCCGGCGGAGGACTTTGACCGTATCGCAGACCGCGCCAGTGACTTTCTGGACACTATAACCTTTGACCGATTGGCTGACGGCTTACCGTCCAACGAAAGGGCGGCGACAAGGGTGCAGAAGGCCGTGTGCGCGGTCTGCGACAAACTATATCAACTGGAGCTGGCAGATAAACAGGCGATGTCTGCGGCCGCTGGAGGGACATCATCTGGCGGGCCCGGTGCTGCGGAGGGAGTAGTGACATCCCGCTCTGCTGGCTCCGAATCAATCTCCTATGCCTCACCGTCCGAAATGGCAAACGGCGCGAAAGCATGGAGCACGGTCTACCAGGCGACGGGGGATGCACAGGCAACCAATAAAAACCTGGAGGATACGGCAAGGCTGTATTTGACGGGGTTAAGAACCGACGAGGGAGTGTTGCTGCTATATGCAGGATTGTAAAGTGAATATCCTTGGAACCGAATATGAAATAAAGTTTGGTAATGAGGAAAAATATCCTTCACTGGAAGGGCTTGACGGATACTGCGATTCCTCGACAAAGGAAATCGTTGTGGACGATATGAAAAAAAGCGAGGGACAGGTTGGAGCGAAAGGAAATCTGAGGGACTATCAGAAAACCTGTCTCCGGCATGAAATCATTCATGCGTTTATGGAGGAATCCGGGCTGTCCAGCAACTTTGAACACAAAACAATCGGAATTGAAGAAACCGTGGTGGACTGGTTTGCTATTCAGTCCCCGAAGATTTTCAAAGTATTCAAGGAATTGGACTTACTCTGATTCCGGAAAGGAAAGTAAATGGAAACATTGTTTGCGAACATGACCACCATTCTGGCGGTTATCGGCGCACTGGCGTTCATGGTGTCGGTCATTACACAGGTGTTTAAGGGTGTAGGCGTGCTTGCCAAGATCCCGACAGATATCCTGGTGTTTGTCCTGTCCATCGGAATGACAGTGACCGCCTTTGTGGCGTATATGCAGCACATCCAGCAGACGATTTTGTGGTACATGATCCTGGCGGCGATTCTGGCGGGATTTCTGGTTGCCTTTGTGGCGATGTATGGCTGGGAGAAATTTGCAGAATTATGGAACAGATTTAAAAAGATGGAGTAGCACATGAACTAGACATACCGTAAATAAAACCGACTGTAATTACAGACGGTTGCGAATTTATTGACAAAGAAGTATTAACGGGATTTACATAATCGCACCTTGACAACTGAATATTGGCTAGAGCTGAAAAATTTAATTTGCCTATTGACATTCTTGTACGGACGTGTATAATTATAGATGTACGGACAAGAATGGAGGTGAAATAAATGTCCCCAAGACCAAAATCAGATAAATCTAAGCACAATAGGTTTGAGCTTCGCCTTGATGATGAGATGAATGAGTTGTTAGAGGAGTGTTCTGAAAGGCTTCAAACGACAAAAACAGAAGTAATCAACAGAGGTATTCGGCTGGTTAAATCTGAATTGGACAAAAAATAGGAGGTTCCCTCCCTGGAAAGTCGGAACCTCCTAAAAACCTCACCGCATTGGATTTGGTAAATCTAGTATACCATTTCCTTTGCGGAATTTCAATAGGCAAAGGAGAGTTTTAAGATGGAAACAACAAATGCAGAGTTCGCAAGAGAAGTTTATGCAAATTCTCTTTCAGTAGCCCAGATAGCGCCGATAATAGAAGCCGAAAAATTCTCTCAATATGCGGACACGGCTGAATATGATTTTTGTGAAAGGATGGCAAGAATCTACGGCTGTGTTCCGAAAAATGGAGACGAATGGAATCTTATGAAATTCCTTGTGACGCTTTATCACTATGGGACTGTGCAAGGTGTGAGAGATGAGAGAAAAAAGAGAGGGAGGTATACTAGATGAATGAGATTATTAAGATAAACTATGAAACAGAACAGCCAACAGTATCAGCCAGGGATTTGCATGACGGGCTAGAGATTAAAACGGCTTTTAAAGACTGGTTTCCGAGAATGGCTGAGTATGGTTTTGAAGCCGGAAAGGACTTTTGCTCAAAAATGAGCGAAAGTACCGGAGGCCGTCCAGCTATTGATTATCAGATTACCGTGGACATGGCAAAGCAGATTTGCATGATACAGCGTTCCGAGAAAGGCCGCCAGTATCGCCAGTATTTCCTTGACCTGGAAAAGGCATGGAATACGCCGGAGCAGGTCATGGCGAGGGCTTTGAAAGTAGCCGGACAGACCATTGATAAGCTGAAAGGGGAAAATGCTGGACTTCTGGAAGATGTTCAGCGCATGAGGCCGAAAGAGATTTTCGCCGACGCTGTGGCGACGAGCCATTCCTCAATCCTTATTGGAGACTTGGCGAAGCTGATTAAGCAGAATGGCGTTGACATTGGACAGAAGCGGTTATTTGCATGGATGAGGGGCAACGGTTATCTGATTAAGCGAAACGGTTCTGACTGGAATATGCCGACGCAGAAAAGCATGGAAATGGGGCTGTTTGAAGTCAAGGAGAGTACAGTGAACAATCCGGACGGTTCCGTGAGGATAAACAAGACCACCAAAGTCACCGGAAAGGGACAGCAGTATTTTATTAACAAGTTTCTGAACGGCGCAGAGGATAAGGAAGCATCATAATTGAATAGTCAAAGCAGAAAGCTACTAGCCAGTATTTGGTTAGTAGCTTTTTTTATAGAAAGGAGAGGATACCATGCATAGCGACACTATAACAATATTCAATTTTTACGAATCCAGCACTGCCGCCATCTGGTATCCTCATGTGCTTTCCGGGGTGCATTTGGAGACGGACCGGGGGCAGATCATGAAACTGTACGGCCCCGACAGCACCGATAATGCACAGCTACACATTCCATATGTGTATAAAGATGGGAAAAGAGTGGTGGTTGATGCCTCCGGGAAGGAACTGCCGTGGCTGCCGCCGAAGGAATGGCGGAAACAGGTGAATGACCTGTTGGACGACAGTATCACATTCAACCCCACCACGGATTTTTTCATGGCGGGTGCATGGGACGGAGAGGGCCCCGTTGATGATTCGGATTATACGGACCGAAGATATGAAGGTTTTTACGCCTTCATGAATGCCGAAAAAGACTTTGTATATCTGATTTCATCTGTGGGCGGCCCATACAAGGTGATTCCACACTTTGAAATTCTGGGGAAGTGATGATATGGCGAGAAGCAAGATTAAGCATTTTAAGGGCTTTTCCGTGGTTGACGGAGATATCCGGGTCAAGCTGGACATGCACCGATTTGAGAAACAATTTCAAGATGCTCAATGGCAACTGGATGGGAATGTAATGAGCAGTATGGAGCCGTTTATGCCAAGGCGGGACGGTAGTAATTTTATTAACACAACCAGAGCGGCCAGCGCAGCCATACAGGGATCCGGGGAAGTATATGCGGCTTATGCTCCACAGGGACGTTATTTATATATGGGAAAGGTCATGGTTGATAGAGACACTGGAAAGGGTCCATATAAAATACCGACAGGCCCCGGCGGGGAGTATGTTTTGCGATTCCGAAAAGGAGCAACGTTAGTACCAACCAACAGACCCCTTAAATATAGCTATCCCAAGGCACAGTCCCACTGGTTTGATGTGGCAAAAGAAAAAGACGGAAAGACCTGGGTAAAAAATGTGAAGAAAACAGCGGGAGGTGGTAAACGTGGATAACGAATTGAAGCCCATCGGGAAGGATGCCGATGGAGGTGATTACCTAAAAACGGCTGTCAAAACACTCTTAAACCAGTTCCCCGGCCTGTATCCAGACGAAGAAATAAAGTTTGAGGAACTGGGAGATGAGAGTGGGATTGCTTTTTCCAATGCTACCGGAGCACTTGTATACGCCAAGACAGAGGACGTTTTGGGCGGTGTCTATCAGACGTGCCAGTATCCTTTTTATGTCGTGTACAGGGCCTCTGGGAGTGCCAAAGAGCGACAGAAAATGAGCATACAAGAGTTTCTGGATACCCTGGGTAAATGGATATGCCGGGAACCTGTAACCATTGGACAAGATACATACAAACTGGATAGCTACCCAGAATTATCCGGGGGCAGAAAAATCACAGAGGTAAGTCGGGATAACTCCTATGGGACAGATCCACAGGAGAACGGTGTACAGGACTGGGTGATCCCAATAACTGTATCATACACAAACGAATTTGAGAGATAGGAGAATAAGAAAATGGCGAAATGGACCTATGCTGCCGGAGAGGCAAAAAGAAAAGATTTTATGGTGTTCTGGATCGTTGACGGATCCGACAATGTAACAGGCAAGGAAAA